GGACCCATCTGGGTCTCGCCGGAACCCGACGCGGCACGCCGCGAATCGGAATTGCTTGCTTCACTACCCATGACGGCATACCTCCAGAGTTACGGTGAGATCTGGTCGTAGCCTACCACGATGATCACGTTCGCCGTGCCGGCAGGCGTACCGCCCGTCGGTGCAACGAAGGTCGCGATCAGGTCGTGAAGACCAGCGCCGGAGTTGTAGTTGGCCGCCAGATAGATGGCTGCGCCTGCGGTACCGAACGTGTTGGCGGCACCGAACAGGCCGCCGGTCACATCCGACGCGCCGATCGTGTTGCCGGCCGCCAGCGCACCGATGGTCAGTGAGCCGAACGCGTTGGCCGTGGTGCCGTCGCCGATTTCGACCTGTGCCGGGGTGGTGACCGCGGTGAACAGGACCGAGCCGGCAACCAAGATGTCCTGCACGCGCGCCAGCTTGGCGCCGCGCGGAATCTTGAGCTTCTGGGTCGTGGTTGTCGCGAAGTTGACTGCCGCAAACGGGTAGCAGACTTCGGTGAGGTTGTCGTAGCTGTTGGACATGATCTTTACTCCGAGGAGATATTTAACTGCTGCCAGCGTTCGCGTCGAAGAATCCGACCCACTTGCACTTGGTGCAACCCTACAACTTTTCCGATTCGGGCTTGGGAAAATCCTCGGCCACTAAGCACGAAAATCAATCGAATATCTTCTTCGTGCATCTTGGCATTAGCGTTCCTCTCGCCCCATGTGCTGCGTTTCTTCTTCGCCATATCTGACTGGTTGGCTTTTGCCGTTCCAGCGAACAGGTGTTTCGGATTGCAACACTTCGGGTGATCGCAGGAGTGACAAGCGAACATCCCTTCCGGGAGTGGCCCGTGAGCTAGCTCATAGGCCATGCGATGGGAGTATGTGTTCTTTCGCGTTCCCGGAATGCGGATCTGTCCGTACCCCTTTCCTGCGAGAGAGGCCATCCAAGGCCAGCACTCATCATCGCCACGCTTCTCAACCTTGTTCCAGAACCTTCTTACAAACGCTTCGCTATACATCGAATAGTCCCCACGGTACACGTGAGGACTATTCTAAACCTCTTAACTTGCGGAATTCCACTTGATGATGCGAGCGTTGGCCGAGTCTCCGGACGTTGCTCCATGTACCAAGCCAAACCCACCCAAATAGTACCACGCGATACCACGCGAGCGACCGAAGTCGGTCGGGATCTTGCCGCGGATCTCCTCGGGGATCACCAAGCACTCGGCCACGGTGTCTTCACCGAAGAAGAACGCCCAGTCGCTCAGTCCGTTGGTCCACGGCACCGGGTTGCGGAACGTGTAGCCGCTGGCGTTGACGGCACCGCCGTGGGCGATAGCGGTCTGCTCGATGAAGCGGATGCCTTCGTAGCGACCGATCTCGCCGTTCGCGATCAGTTGGAAGCCGGTCTCCACGTACTGGTGGATCGACTCCAGCGAGTTCTTGAACGTGCGCAGCGTGGTCGGCCATGCGATCGAGTAGTAATCGTCGTCGATGTACGGCGGGATGTTCGATTCTTTCATCGCATCCGAGATCGCCTTCACATGCGAGTTGTTCATCGCGATGTTGTTGGTGATGCCGGTCGCGCCGACGGTGAGGGTCACCGAGGTGGTCGAGTTGCCGCCCGTGGGGGCAACCTGAAGGATCGTCGCGTTGAACTGTGCCCATGCGGCACCGTCCAGCGTTTCCTTCGCGTCGATCTTCAGCACCTTGTGGATGATCTCGGTCACCGGGTGCTTGGACATGTCATCCAGCTTGCCAGTATACGGCACGCTGTTGCCATACTCGGTCACGGTCAGGCTGGACTGGCTGACCGTGAAGTTGGTGGTCGGCATGTCCACGTTTTCACTGATCTGCCCACCACCGGTCACGACACGGCTATAGACGTTCCAGTTGAACTGCTGGCCCGTATGCAGACCCTTCTCGGTCGCATCCTTGGCATCGCAGAACTGACGGAATTTGACCGTGGGCAACAGCGCCATGCGCAAGACGTTGCTCAACTGGTCGGAGTACATGAAACCGCCGAGGGCGTTGACACCCCAAACTTGACCGGACATGGTGGCTCTCCGAAAGGCTTAATGGATTCGTCGACCGAAGTTCCGTCGCTCTTGCTGCTGCCGAACAATGTCGGCTGGGCTCAGCGCAGGTTCTTCGTCCGATGCGTGTGTGGCACTACTGGCCGTCGATGTGTTCGGCAGGCCGCGCTTGCGCTCAAGGACCGCATCGCGGGAGTTGCTGAACTTGTTCTGTCCCCATTCGCATGCATCGCGGGCGACATCCACCGCAAGACGATTTGCATTCTGCGGGAGCTTCATGAGTTCCTTGCACTTTTCCCACGTAGCGACTTTCGCGACGGGGTCGTTGCAGATCTCAGGAAATTCCGCGATCGCCATCCGGTTGATGCTGTCGTTGATCGCCTGTGTAATGGCGTCAGTGACGGTTGCGGTGGTCCGAGGCTGCGCGGCGGCTGGCTGGGTTTCGACCCGCTCCTGTGCCTGACGATCGGTCAATACCTGCCCCTGCGATCGCGCGGTCTTGAGGACTTCGAGTAGCGCGCCTTTGGCCGCTCCCTCATCCCCGGAGTAGATCTGTGCCGCCAGACGAGCGGCTTGTGCCTCTAACTCTGCATCGGATGCGCCGGCCACGTTGCGTGGCTGACCCGTCGGTGCAACGGGTCCGGGGGCTGGTCCACCTTGGACCGGGCTGGGTTGCCCTGTGGCTCCTGTCGGACGGGCGGATTCTTGCAGTTCCCGACGCTGCCGCGCCAGATCCTGCTGTCCTCTCGCGAGAGCCAGTGCCTCGGCGTCCAGTTCGCGCTTGCGGCGATAACCCTCCTCGCCTCCCGCTCGATCCAAGTCCGCCTTGGTGACACTGACCGTGTTGCCGTCCTTGAGCTGGATGCTAACGTAACCATTTTCTTCACGCAAGGGTTTTGCGGGTACCGGTGCACGGTCCAGATTCTGGATCGGAATGCGTCCACTGGCCGCCTCGGCTTCCAGTGCCTTCACCTGTTCGGGCGTGAGGGCTGCGGTCGCGCCGGGTTCGCCACCGGCTTCCACGTCGCGCTGTTCGTCGCGCTGCTTGATCGCGCTGGCGTAGATCGCCTTGCGCTGATCGAGCGGGCTGGAGCGCGGTACCGGCGTCAACTCGTCGCCTTTGGCCACGCGTGTGTCGGTGCCTTTGGACAGGTCAGATTTTTCCCGCGCTGCGGCTTCGACGATCGCCTTGTCGGCCGGGCTTAGTGTGGTTTCACGCTCGCTCATGGTCATTCCTTATCGCTGTCGTTGATGATGTCGGCGGCGGTCAGGCCGTCGCGGATAAAGCCGTTGAGTTTTCCAAGGATGCCCGCGGCGATGCGCGCCCGGTAATGAGCCTCGCGCGCCACCGGGGACGCCGGATCCATCTGGGCAATGAACACCCGGCTTGCTTCCTGACAATCGATCTCGCACTGCGCAATCATGTTGGACAGGATCCTGCCCATGTCCTGCTGGGTGGACACACCCAGCATGATCTTCTGCGCCGCCTGACCCAAGTACATGCGGTCCCAGATCTCGGTGTCTTCGCCGGGATCGGCGGCCTCGATCGCGCGCCCAAGGCGCAAGGACGCGTCGCGTGATCTGCGAAGGTGGCGCGCCAAGCGGCGGCGGGGTGAGCATCGGCTGGTTCGGCATGGGTGTGGACAGGTCATCCGTCGGTGTCGCTTGCGGCGATGGTCCGCCCAGTCCGCCACGCTGCACGTAACTGCCGGCACTGGCCACGTCACGCTGGAACGGCGCGGCAGCGGTGAGCGATGATCCGGGCGTGTTGAGGGCCGCGGATTCCTGTTGACCCTCGGCGTCCACATCGACCACGGGCGGATTGGCACTGGCCACCGCGGTGAGCCGGGCCAGCTCGATCTCCATCCGCTGAATGGTGATGTCGTTGGACAGCTTTTCGCGGTTGAGCATGAGCTGCGCGCGGGCCACGTCGTTTTTCTCGTGGACCATTTGCAGGTCGATGTAGGCGATATTCAATTCGGCCGTCTTGATCTTCCATGCTGCTTCGGATTCGGCATTCTGGAGCTGGAGCTGACCCTCGATCTTCATCTGGGTCACGCGCTCCAGACCCTGCTGACGGATCTGCTCGCGCTGGATCAGGCCCTCGTTGTGCATCTGTCCCGGGTACAGCTTCATCACCATCGACTGCAACTGCTGTTGCAACGCGGCGACCTTGGGATCCTTGTCCGGCTGACCGCCGTTGTCGATGAACGGGAAGAATCGCGATACCTCGGGGAAGCCGGCGGCGGCGAAGACTTCCTTCAGGATCTCGGCCTGATCGGATTGGTAGAGCGCCATCGGAAACCAGCCGGCTACCGTCTGCATGGCGGTCTGCAACCGCTGCAATCGCTTGGCGGGATTGGTGGCACCGAAGCCCATGTTGACCAGCACTTTCGATTCGGTCTTGAGCGCCTTCCAGAACTGTTTGGCCGAGGTGGCCAGCTTCAGGCCGATGATCTGCACCAGCTTCTGGTCGGTCTCCCAGTGCTTTTCCAGATCAAGGATCTGGGTCAGGATCTTGGTCAGGAAGGTCGACGCCAGCGTGTGCAGATCGTATTCCTGCAACTGGTTGGCGGACTCGCCCATGATCTGCATGCCGCCAACCGTCTCGTTGAGGTTGCGGTTGTCGGCGACCGATGCCTGACCGAAGTTGCCGATCAGGTCATCCAGTTCCGTCGACAGCAATTGGGTCTCCTCATAACTGCCGGTGGGCGGCTCCGGGGAGCGATCCCACTTCACGTCCGTGGTCGGGTTATCCATCTCCACCACGGCGCCCGGCGAGAAGCGGGCGAGCGCGTGCATGTCCACGCCCGTGTTGCGCTTGATGAACATGCGACCGGAAATCGCCATCTTGTTGGCGTCGACGCGCAGGTTGGTCACGTCGTTGATTTCGTCTTGGATGCCACCCATCAGGGTGACGCCACCGACTTGGAATGGGTTGTGCGCTTCGACCATCATCGCGCCGATCACGTAGGGTCGGTAGTTGCGCGGATCGAATTCGGACAGCGGGATCACGTTCGACAGCATCATCGACGTGCCGACGGTATCGAACACGTAGTCCTCGCCTTCGATCTTGATGATGTTGCGGTGAACCCACACCACGGCATAGTCCGACGGATCGTCGTTGCGCTCGTAGCGATTCATGCGATTGCGCTCACGCTGCATGCGGATCGCATCCCACTCGCCGGTATGGCCACCGGACATCAATTGACTGTCGGTCAGGTGCCGGTACTTCAGCTTCGCGCGCTTGTTGTTCTCGTACTTGCGAACATCACACACGAACATCGGCATAACTTCGATCAGGTAGGGCGAGGAGTTGATCGGATCCACCCAGTCGCTGGCCGGCGAGAAGCGCAGGCGCTCAACAGGGAGCAGTGACCAGCCCGGGCGATCCTTTACGGCCACCGTGTCGACGCGCGGAATGACACCCATGTCGGCGTGCATCTCGTTGTAGTAGATATTCGCCTCCTCGTATTCCCAGTAGGTCTTGGCGATGCAGAAACCTTGGCGATCGGCATCCTGTACGGAACCCACCACCAGCTTGTACCAGCGGTCATCCTCTTGCAGCCGGTAGTTGAGCAAGGCTTCCTGAATGCGGGCATCGAGCGTGGATCCAGTTTCGCCAGACTCAGCGCGGATGTTCACGATGTCGGAGGATCCGAACAGTGAGATCGCCGCCGCCGCTTCACGCCGACGCACGCTGGAACGTGTCTTGGGACGGAACAGCTTGGAGCGGCGCTCAAACGCCGGCTGGTTGTATTTGGATCCCTTGGGGTGTTCGTTGTTGAAGCGCGCCATCGCGTCGATGATGCGCGTGCGGTGCGCGGCGTTGAAGTACATTTCTGAGTTGTCGTAGGACTGCCGGGCCAGTGCCATACAAGCATCATCCGCCAGCGGCGCGGTGCGCAGCACGGACGGTGCGTTGATCAGTGGTGACTCGGGTCGTTCGTTGTCAGGGTTGCGCGCTGCCAGACTCGTGCGGGTGGGCGCCAGACTCATGATCGCGTCCTCCTGCGTGGCGTTCAGCCCACCTCCCTCAAGCTTCTGCTCGGACGACGGATTAAAATCAGTCACGGCGGCGATTCCCCTGTCGAATCTCGATGATGTGGCCCTTGCCTTGGGTGCCGATGACAGTACCGGTGCCGTCGGCCAGTGCTTGTTCGATTTCCACGCGCTTGGTGAAGCGGGTGGCCTTCATGTCGCTGACATCCGGGATCGCGTCGCCGCGCGAGTTGCGCAGGATAGCCGTCATGTGGACAGCCTTGTAGACGGTACCGGGATACTTGAAGCGACGCAGCAGTTCGCGCCCGGCGCGGATAGCCTCTTTGCGCTTGGGGTCGTTGATGATATCCGGGTAACGGATGCGGTAGCCCCATCGTTCGGAGAAGTCCAGACAGAAGATATTGAACACGTGGCCAAACTCGTCGGGCTGCACGGCCCAACGGAAGCCCGGCATTTTCTTGGTCAAGAGATCGGCGATGTCCTTGACGATGATGTGGGTCGACGCATGCAGGCCGTTCAAATCGTTGTGATCGACCACGAAACCTTCGGGTTCGCCATTCGGATCAAAGCCGGTCAGTGAGTTGCCAATGCCCTTTTCCTTGACCATCTGCTTGACGGCAAGCAGGGCGCGCTCGTGGTTGGTTTGCTTACTCATTGTCGGTCCAGCCAAAGAAAAGGTGGCGGAAAGTTTTGACAGGATGACGCATCGCTATCGACGCATGCACGTAGCGCCAGCCATGACTGACCATCCACACGCGTGGTCCGTGACCATAGTCAGTGAGTTCGCGTGAGATCTTCATCACCCACCCCAGTCTGGCGATTGTGGATTCCAAGCGTAGGGCAGGTATTCGACGAACAGCCGCACGCCGCCGTAGCTGTTGGAGGTGTGCAGCTCCGTGCCGTCGCGCAGGATGATGTAATCCGGCGCGGCACCACCAAAGGAATAGACCACCGGGTAACGCACGGCCGGATCCAGCTCTTCGACCAGATCCGCCAGCGTGAATACCCGCGGCGGTGGCACGGGTGGCGGGAAGCCGATGACATCGTTTTGACTGTAGGTCATGTCATTGTCCGTCCACGTAACGCGCGGGTTCTTGTCGATCGTCAGCGCGGGCGCCCATGTGCAACGCCAGTTCGGCCTGACTCATCTTCGGCAGTGCGTGGACTTCCACGGCCTGCGTGTTCAATCGAAACTCCTGTCCCGCGTACAGGAGCTTCGATTGCTTGCCGATCCGGACTTCACACGCGTCCGGGCCGTCGTTGCGCACTACTACGGAAGCGCCCATCAGTAACCTGTGAACTTCACGCCATGTTTCTTGGCGACACGCTTGTCGTTCTTCGTGTCTTCCGCGTAGGCGCGCTTCACGGCCCCCGGCTTGCTGGTGGGCTTGGCCACAAACTCTTTTTTGGGTGGCTGCTTTTTCATGGCATCACTTACCGTGATAGTTTGGTCCGCCCTTGGCAGCACCTTCGGCACGGGCGATATTTCCAATGACACCGCCCGGCACGCCCCTCGCTTCGAGCTGCTTGGCACGGCCGCCATGACCCAGTGCGTTCGACTTGCCCTCGAAGGATCCGGAGTGTTTTATACCCCCTTCCTTCTCCTCGGCATCTTTGGTGCGCTTCTCGGGTTTCTTGCCGGCATCTTTGCGACCTTCACCCTTTTCACGGTGAGCACCCTTTTCTTCGACTTTTTCATCCTTCTTCTCCTCACGCCCATGACGGGCATCGAGCTTGGCTCGCATCGCTTTTTCGTCGCGCATGATCTTCCCCTCCGGGGTGAGTTGTGGTACGGCAGGATGGTACGGGTGGATTCTAAACTAATTCTGGCTCCGCAAACCCCTGTCCCTGTCCCCCGGCTGACGGCGTGAGGAACCAGAACGTGTTGGCCAGCGCATCGGCCTTGTTCGGCGAACGCAGCCCGCGGACGGCCATCTCTGCCTTGGGCTCCAGCAGCATGCGGTCGGAGGTCTTGTGGTTGCGGAACTTCGGGTAGCACAGCTCTTCGGCCAGCTCCTGATCGTCCGGGATGTCGGCGGTAGGTAGCCACTCGCGCATGCGGCTCCAGCACGTGGTACGCATGTTGGCGTACCGCTTGGCGTCCTCGGGGTCGTTCGGGCGCATGCCGGCCTGCACATCGACGATCTGCCGGCCAAAGCCGCGGCGACGCAGATTGTCGATCACCGGGCCACCAATGCCCACGCCGTCGACGAACACCAGATCCGGTTGCCATTCGTTGATTTCGCGCACAATGAAGTCGACCGAGATCATGGTGTCGCGCTCGGACCACTGCTTGATGGCCTTGTGGACCTTGCGGCCCTGCCGCTTGAGGCACACGGACAGATCCTTGCCGCCACGGGCCAGATCGACGCCCATCAGGCGCGGCACCACGCGGGGGATGTAACGCCACTCGATGTCGGTCTCGATCGCCTGCTGCACGCGCTCGCTGTCGATGAACGTGCTGGTGGCCTGCGCAGGGAAGCGCCCGTAGATATGGATCTTGCAGAAGTCCGACTCGGCACCGTACATGTCGATCCACTTCTGGATCTCTTTTTTGTTGGCAAAGGTCACATGCCGGGCGTCGACGCGGAAGGTGTGCCAGATCGAACGGTGACGATTGTGGGTGTCGAAGAACCCACCCTCGTTTTCGCTGGGATTGCCGAAGGCGAAGAACAGCACGAGGCCGGTGGTCATGGCGCCTTCGATCACATCCCAGATCGAAGCGGCGATACCCGAGGCTTCGTCGAAGATGACCAACACGTACTTCTCGTGCGTGCCGGCGAAGGCTTGGGGATTGGAGTCGGACCATGGTGTGGCGACAGCGGCCCATGTCTCAGGCATGTCGCGGTGCTTGTACTTGGTGGCGGTCCACTCGAACTGCCATCCGTTGATGGCCAGATCCTGCCACTTGCGCAGCTCGCGCCACGTCTTGTTGGACAGCTGCGCCTCGGTCGATGCCGTGACGACAGCTTCGGAGTTCGGGAACACCGACTCGAACCAGTGGATCACCCACGCCACAAGGCAGGTCTTGCCGACGCCGTTGCCGGCCGCTGTGGAAAAGCGGATCACCCGGTTGGCAATGTCATGCGGTGAGAGGTCGGTGCGCTGCAATTCGTCTTGCAGGTCCATCAACCAGTCTTTTTGCCATAGCTCGGGGACGCGATGCTCCAGCGGGGAGTCTTCCACGCCCCATGGGTAGCAGGTCAACACCCAGTCCCATGGCCGGAATTTGTACGACAGGATCCACTCTGCGTACTTCACCGCCTGCACCGGATCGAGTGCCGGCCGGGTCAGCCCAAACTGCTGACGCCATGGGATCTTGAGTGCTTCCATTACAGCGCGTGTGAGATGACGGCCAACAGGCCGATGATCACCAGAATGCCGATGACCAGCTGGATCGCGTGATGCTTCTTGCCGTCCGCTTCGAGCTTGGCCACAGCGGCAAGGATGGAGGCTTCGACCTTTTGCACATCACTCTTGACAGCGGTTGCGGTATCTGGATCGGTTCCGGTTGTTGCCAATGGAGGTACAGTAGCCATGATTATTCTCCCTTGTGGTCGCCATCGGAGATGGCTTTGGCGATTTCATACTGCATCACTTGAACACCACCCAGTAGCGTCGTCATCGACCCCATGGGTGTCACGCAAAACTCAGCCACACGACTGTCCTTGGTGTAATAGCACACCGCGTAGGACTCAATATTGCCTTCCTCTGCCTGCTGAAGCATATCGCGTAACTCCTTCAGGTCGCGCAGCTCCATCACTAGTGGCCTGATCATGGCGCCTTTCATGTCGATGATGTTGCTGGGCTTGTCAGTCACTGATCAGCTCCAGACCGTCGTAGTTCTTGTCGTGAAGCGCATCATGCGTGGCGATCGACATGATGCCAATCGTCTCGCCCTTGTTGAAGTGACTGCCGAATGGATATCTGGATACATAGCCATCCACAGCAAGTAGTAGCACGCCCATGTGAATGGGCTGCTGGCACTTTTCCACAAAGGTGGCAAGGTGCCGTAGCTTCTCGGCCATCTCCTTGTTGTCGGACGCCCGGTTGGTCAGGCCGTTGACGAGGCTTACGATATCACCCATCGCTTTTCTCCCATTCAAAAAACTGGAACAGCCGGGCAATGGTTGCGTCCAAGTCGACCAGCGCCTCTTTGGTTTTAGCGTCGTAAGCCGGATACAGTATCAATCGGTGTATGTGGCCAATGTGTCCACGGTCCCGAAAGGACGCAGCGCGTTCGGCCGTCCAGAATCCTTGCGGCATGGGCTCATGCATCAAGGGATTGTCAGGTAGATCACGCACCGGACCACCATCCCAGATGCCACGGATGTACGTCGGCTCTGGCTTGGTTTGCTGGATGACTGCTGGCTTGAACACTTTCATCCAGCGCGGCCGGCGCGGATAGAACACGAGGTAGATCCAGTTGGGTGCTTGCCATTGCACCCACTGGATCGTGGCGTCCTCGTGATCCTCCAGCCAATGAGCTGCCTTATATAGCATGGTCGACAAATGCATCACAGCTCCTTGGCTCCGTGTTGTTTGCGGTACTGCGATTCGTCGAACCGCTTACGGCCAGCTCGACTCTTCTCGCCGTACAGCCAGCGCAGCTGTTCTTCCAAGCGCGCGTTGGCGGCGGCACGTAGCCGCTTCTCCTTGGCAGTGCGCCGAACGATGATCAACAGGGTGATCAGGAATGGCAACACGAAAGTGAGAATGGCGACGAGTAGTTTCATGGCTTGATTTCCCCGCGCTCTTGTGCGGCCTTGCGCAGCTCCGCTTCCATCAAGTGCTTCTGTACTGCGGTCAGCTCGCAACGCATGGTGGCCACTTCATCGGAGCACCGACGTTGCTGTCGACCCATGCTATTGCAGTCACGCACCAGTGTATCAACCGCCGTCTTCAGGTATTCACTATCACGCAATCGTCTGCGAATAGCATCGACACGCTTGGTGTTGACATCAATGAGATTACATAGACTTTTGAAGTCGTTCCCATCGCGCACATCGCGCTCATCAATGCGCTTGATGATGCTCTTGACCATGGCAGTCAACCCTTCGGATGTGTCGGGGATATAGCCCGGTCCGAAGTCAGGTCGCTTGTGCACCGCATACGGTGGAACCTTCACCACGTCGCCCGGTCCAGCTTTGAACATCGCCTCGGTAGCTGCTCGGCCAGCGTCATAGCCGCGCCCGTAGTCAGCGGCCTTGTCCGACTCCGTGCGGATGGTGTGACGGAAGCGCCACGAGTACAACACCATCAACCAGCCCACAAGGATGCCGTTGATGATGATCAGGAAGCCTTCCGTGGTGCTCATGACCCGTTCCTTTTGGACATGCCGGTATAGCCCTCGCGACGGCGCTGTTCATCGCGAGCTTGCTGCTTTTCCAGCAGTCGCTGGTGGTCAGCCGCCCGGGTGTCGTGGTTGGCGTGACGCTCCTTGACACGGATCTGGTCGATCCCGTAAAGCGACTCGACATGCAATCCATTGTGACCTTCCTCGACCAGCTTGATGTCATAGCGGATGGTGCCGTCGTTCAGGAAGTGCACGCCAATGACGTTGCCCTCCTGTGGCTCAAAGCCATTGAGTGAACCGACGTAGACAGGACTCCCCATTTGAAAGCGGCACGGTAGCGTTCCATTTCCCATTGCGTTCTCCCTGCTCACCCACACTGGGTGGCTTCAGAGTCCCCGGTGGCCCCCGGGTCGGCCCACGCTGTGCGTTAACTACACAGTCCGTCGCCGAGGCTTCCCTCTCTACTCGCGGGTTGTTCGATGGCGTTCTTCGGCGATCCTACGAATCTCTTCCAGCCGGGCGAGTCCCGCTTGGGCATTGCTGCGCTCATCCTCGCTGTTCTTGGGAAACTCGATGCCGGCCTTGCGCAAGATCACCGCCAGATCCGCCATGGTCACCCACTCAGCCTTGGCCGTACCGGTCTGGTACGGCATCCACTCGCAGTATTGGGCGTCGTCCGGTGCCTTGTCGCCTTCCTGCACCAGCGGCACCCCGGTCGCCGGGTGCGGCGAGCCATAGGGATCGATGGTCATCAGGTTGACCTTACGGTCGGTGTGCACGTAAGTGATCGTCGCAGCCCATGGCTGGTTGGTCACGGCACCGTGGTCGCGCGGATAAAACAACACAACGCGTCCAACGCTTGGCTTGATCATCAGGGTTGTCCTCGGATGTGAAGGTGAACCGGTTACGTCTCCGGTGACTGGAAGGTCAGTCGCTCTTCAGCAGGCCGATGCTTCGTGTCCGTGCGCGTGGCAACCAACATCCGAGGTGATGGGCCGCCACGCGGTGTGTAGGTATAGTCTACCGATGTGTGAGTGTTTGCAAGTGCTATCGATGCAGCAGCGTGGTGACGTACGTGTCCCCCGACAGCCACACGATCGCCCACGCCAGCGCCAGCAAGAGGATCGCCAGCCAGCCGTACGTGACGTTGTGGCCCGCGGGCGGCGGGACGTTGAACGCGGCCTTGTAGAGGAACACGAAGGCCAGCACCAGAAGGATCAGGACAAGAATGGTCAGTAGCATCACTTATCTCCCGTCAAGGGCGTCACCCGGGGCCGGGCGCGCGGTGTAGCGTCAGCGGAAAAAGCGTCAATCCAGCGGCGCCGCTTGTGTGAGCTTCAGCTCGGCCGGGATCGCGTCGCCGGGCACGATCAGCACGAAGTTCGGTGTACCGTCACTCGCCGCCGACGGTTCGCGCAACCGATCCTGCACCTTCGCCAGCGTGCCGAACAACCAATACTTCCCATACGGCACCTTGCTGCTGGACTCACTCTCATGCATGAGCCAAGCCCGCTGGCCCGCCTCGTTCTGAAACTGGTACTTACTGAACTGGGTGGTAGAGGTATTGGTCTCGGCCAAAATATTTTTTTCCAAGGCAGAGTTCGGACTCTCATGGGCCGGAAAAATCGGGCCTAAACCCGTCTTCTGTGGCGCCGATTGTGCGTGCTCAAGCCCCTTTATGTCCGATCCCACAATATTCGTCGTATCGGGGTTTTGTGGCTCTGACCGAAACTCACGAGTAGCAGGAGCATGCATGTCACTGGGTGATGCACTTACATGCAGTGGTGCGTTGGTGGGTATCTGGATGGTGTCGTCGGCTTTGACTGTGGTCACGGCTTGTCTCCTATGAGGTCTGCAAAGCTCACCCGGCTGGGTTGAGCTGGTGTCACGGACTCATTATCTATAGGTGCTGCATTCAGTGCGTTAATAGCGGCGTCATCCGCTGCCTTGATGTCGGCCTGTGGTGGTGGGCGCTTCAGGTGGCGTGGCGTCTGGTCGCCAAACACCGCGCGCCACTCTTCATGGTAGCGATAAGCGGTTGACTTGTTCACGCCGAACCGGTGCATCAGCTCTTTGGGCGTCCAGCGGCCACCGCGCAACAGTGCCCAGCGCACGATCATCAGCATCTTTACTGTACTGGACTTGCCGTTGAGTTCACTATGTCGGCCGGGTTTGAGCTTTGGGCGTGTCATGGCGTGTCTATTTTGCCTCCTGCGTGAAATCTGAGCGACTCGCTGGGGGTGAGTGCACCAGAATCGAACCGTAGTGGTCATCCCACAACTGCAAATAGCGATAAGCCGTGGCCCGGTGGCACTCAAACCGGGCGATCACTTGAGCTGCCGTGGGTCGTTGCTTACGTGTATCGAACCAGCGCACCAGCTCCAGCGCACGGCAAAAGCAATGCATACGACCAATTACTGTACTGGACGAATGTGGCATTTGGTGGATATAACCCCGGGAATTCTGGCACCTGAAACAGCAAGAATGAGGCTGGGCCTCACTTCGATTCGATGTGTTACTTCACATATGGCAGTACAGTAATTGCCATCCATGGCCCTGAATGCTGTGGAACGCTGATGTTTCACGTGGAACAACAGCTATTCGCGTACACCCTGCGCCGGTGCGATAAGCGCGGCCAGAGTGCCTGTCTCTCTCTCGCGATTGCGGCTAAAACCAGCTGCACACTGGGTTGCGACGTGCTGTCGTTGTTCTCGTAGCGCAGCACAGGGCTATCAGAATTAACCCCGCCACGAGCCACGGCCAGCCAATGCAGGCCACAACGAGAACAGGCAGGACGAAGAGCAACGCTATCAGTAGGCGTCGAGTGGAGTAGAGAGAGGTGAGGATGCGCCCGTGGGTCAATCCGAATCGAGCCACATCGGCTTCATGGTCACGCTGCATTTGCGTTTGCATGAGCCTACACCGTGCCGGTGGGGACACACTTGATGCCGGTCGAGGCATCCGCTTTGCGCTTGGCGATAAGCGCATCAACCTCTGAGCGGGGAAACGGGCGGCCATCGGCGTACTGCCAGCTGACATCGATCCCCATCGTTTCCATGTCTTCCGCGTCGAGGTTTTTGACCAGCGTATACCCGGTCGCCGGCCATAGCTTGCCGTCCTTGTCGATATACACACACAGGACCAGCTTCGCCGGCATGCTCACGGGAAGCGCGATGTGTTTTACCGCCTGTGGCTCGATGGGTGAAATCTTGTCCATTGGTGCTTATCCCTTGGCTTGAGTGAGGTTTGTACTGCGAGTGGCCGTTGGTGTGCGTGCCAGTTTCGTTAAGGTCTTGCGTTTGAAGGCCGGGTGGCTGGGGTCTGAGCCGTTGTAACGCAGTTGACCCGCATTGATCGGCCGTGGCCGTGGTGCCCGCGACTGGATCATGACCACGCGTGATTTGAGGTCCAATAGGTCAGCCGGCGCCGGCAGCATGTCAAACGCTTCACGAATCGCCTTGAGTGGCCAGCCGTGCTTGAGGTGCAACTGCCTCAGCGTCACGTGCTCTTCACCCAGCATGAAACGGGGGTTGGCTGGCTTAGTCATGGTCCTACACCTTTGGCGGGCGCATCGTAGTGCACCCAATTGGGCCGGATGTACTTGCCGGCCATGTAATCGCCGATGATGCGCAATGCCTCGTCAACGCTGTCTGCCCACGTGGCCAGATAACCGTCTTCGCCCATGTCGCGGGCAAACTCCAGTTGTTTGGGTTTGGGCGTTTCACCGGACTTTTTCAGCTCCAGAAACAGGCCATGCCAGCCACCGCGTGCGCCCGGTATGAACAGGTCAGCCGCCCCCGCACGCTTGCCCATCTTCGCTTGGATCGCGTGGCCTACACGCGTGCGCTTCGATTCATTGGAGATGTGGAACGCGTGCCGTGCCTCATCCTTGCGCAGCTTGCACCACGCAATGACGGTGATTTGAATGTCGGTTTCACTGGGATGGAGCACTACACGAGCGCCAGCTTTTGGCGTGATGTGGTTGCCCTTGCTGTCGATCCGCGCCGACAATAGGCCACACTCGAATAAACGCTTATTTTCCATGGACTTACGCAGTTCCACGCTGACGCTTGCGACCACGCGAACCGCCCGTGGGCTGGTTGGGGCTGGGCGTTTGCACTGCGCCGAGCCCATCCGTGATCCTGACTTTGATCGGCGGCGGCATGCCATGCAGGCGTGGCGCCAGACCGGGCAGCTTTGGCGGGTTATCGCGCACTTTTTCAGGCTTGCCGATATTGCCTGAAATGGCGCTGGGTGGGGCTTTGTTGGCCATCGTCATGCCTCGTGTGCGTGGCTGGGTCTGTAGGTTCCGATTCTACTCTTGTTTCATCCCTTGGGAATGAACTAACTGAACGCCAGTTAACTATATGAAACGGATTGCATATGAACTATCACACATGTAGGTATAGCCCTGATATGATGCACTCAACGCGAAACGCGCCGGACACCTCGCCTTTGGATGGCGACCACACCCGGGTCACTCGATCCTTTCCAATCAGGGCAACCCACACACAAGGCTTTCAAGCCATGTGCATGCAGCTCGCGTGCATATGACTGGACAACCGGAGGAGAACGTTATGAATGGTCGGCGTAGGAAAGAATTGGAAGTGATCAAGTCTCGCTATTCCGCTCTGTACATTGAGCTGATGGCACTGGGTGGCAAGTTCGATGACCTGCGTGGAGAGCTTGGCAACATCATGGATGAGGAACAGGAAAGTTACGACAGCCGCACGGAAAACTCGCAGTTGAGCGAGAGCGGTCAGCAATCAGAACAGGCGGTTGAATATCTACAGGAGGCGTTGGCATTGATTGAAGCGATCGTGGAGACGTGCGAAGCCAGTGATGAAACTGAATTCCACGAGGCTATTGATAACGCACAAGGCAACTGATTCAAGCACAACGCATTGGCAACAGTGCGTTGTACTGGACTCACGAGGAGAACGTCATGGCTCACTTTTACGGAACAGTTCAAGGCTCACGCGGCACAGCATCGCGGATGGGCGGCAAAGTTAGTGGCATCACTACTCAGGCCGCTGGCTGGGGTGGATGCATCGAGACACACACGTGGCATGACGAGGCCACAGGCAAAGACATGTACCGCGTGGAGCTGACACCGTGGCGCGGTAGCGGAGGCAATATCACCACGCTCGCAGAAGGTGAGTTGAGGGCCGTTGAATGACACGCCACGATCTGCGCAACGCTTACCCATTCCACTATCGAGGTGACACATGGAAACCAACACGTTTGACGCTGGTGCGTTCATCCACGCATTCGAGACTGAGGAAATGGATAACGACACTGTTGTCGAGGGCTTTCAACAGCTGATTGACAGCGGCACGATTGAACATTTGCAGGGCACACACCAGCGCACTGCAAACGATCTGATGAATGCGGGCTTGTGCTGGCCGCGTGGCTGGAGGCATGCCGGCTGATAAACAAGTATGGCCACTTGGTGACAGGTGGCCATACTGGTTTATTCAACGCACGCAAACCGCGTGCATCACACTGGAGTACGTTATGCATCTCATTGACATGACCACCGGCAAGCCGGCCATTGCGTTCACGGGTGAAAAGCCGTGGCATGGTCTTGGCACCGACATGGGCGCCAACAAGACATTACAGGATTGGCGCGAAGCGGCTGGGCTGGATTGGACGGCCAAAGAGTCAATCGTTCAATACAACGCCGAAACGAAACACGAGCTGTTGATTCCGAAAGCATTCGTTGATCGCAAGGTGCTGTATCGCAGCGACACGTTGTCGCCTTTGTCGGTGGTTGGCAAAGACTATCGCCCGGTGCAGCCGGGGCAGATCATCGAGTTCTACGATGAATTGTGCGAGCGGTACGGTTACGCCATGGAGACCATGGGCTCGCTGAAGGATGGCAAGACCATCTGGGCGTTGGCTCAAACCGGACAGGGGCAGCTTATCGGTGGCGTTGATCTGGTCAAGGCATACCTGTTGCTCTACACGAGCTTTGACGGTAGCTGCGCCACGACGGGAAAGTTTACTGATGTGCGCGTGGTCTGCAACAACACGCTAAGCATGGCACAAGGTCAAGGCGGCAAGGCTGTCACGGTTCGTCACAACGCCATGTTCGACGCCAGCAAGGTCAAAGCGGAGCTGGGCGTGGGTGCGGTATGGGAAGATCACAAAGCCCGGCTGGAATCGTTAGCACAAGCGAAGGTCACACCACAACAGCAAGTCAATTTCCTGTTGTCGGTTTATCACGACATGACCGCAAAGTCGATCGACGCGGAATCGCCGAAAGTGGCAAAGACCATGGAGCGGCTGGCCGGCATTCTGGCCAATGCACCGGGTTCGCAGATGAGCACCACAACCAACACGCTTTACGGCCTGTTGAACGCGGTCACATATGACGTGGATCACTCCATGCGTGCACGCAGCGATGATTCCCGTCTGTCCAGTGCGTGGATGGGTACGGGCGACCTGTTGAAAACCAAGGCGCTGGATACTGCCACCGCCATGCTGGAAACCGTTTAATCAAATCATGCCCCCTTTGGATAAGGGGGCATCGTTGGTTTAAGCGAGGAGAATGCCGTGCGCAAAGATGTTTTTGAGGCAACCGTGAATCTATATAACTCGTGCATCAATGTAGCCGAGGCGAGTGCCCAACAGCACCACGTTCGCGGCGACTTGGCGCACGCTTTTTCATGTGAACATCTGGCCGATGAATTGCGCCACGTAGTTCATTCTTTTACCCATGCCGAAAATCCGGAATTACTGTAATGACCTACAAGGCTGAGTTTTCACAGCATCGCAATGATATGCATTGGAAATTCTGGACTGGCAAAACGTTCGTGCGTTGGACTGGATACGATGACGCCAATTGGTGGCAAAACGTGTCTATGTCATCTAACGCACGCCAGCGATTGCAGGACGGAAAAACCTACACCATCAATTTCAATACGTGCGAGGTCACTGTTTCATGAAAGCCTATTTCATTAACCCGGTGGTGCGCTCGATCACCCGGATATGCCACGACGCGAGCGACTACCGCAATATTGACAAGGCCATCGGCTGTGAATACTTCACAGCTGTCGATCTTTGCCGAAACACATGCGATGCCGTCTATGTGGATGACGAGGGCTTAATCAATGGTCGGCGTGATACACATGGCGAATTCTGGCTCACGGTGCAGACGCCACGTGGGCCGTACACGCACCAGCTGATGGGGTGTGGCTTGGTGCTTGGCTGCGATCCGGAGGGCGATACGTGCGCGGCTGAGATTCAATTGCATGAGCTGGAGGCGATGATCAGCTTTGATCGCCCGGAGGGATGGGTGGATGTCAAGCCCGGATTCAAATTCATGTCACTTGATTGATTGAATGGTGTCACTTCGATGAGGTGGCACTGTTGAAACAATCACACTATGTAGGTATAGTCCTACCAACCAAGGGAGAATGTCATGGACAAAAGGTTACATGAAACCGGTAGTGGCGTGGGTTACACACCACCCATCGACAAGACTGTTTTTCGCATCCTTGTGGGGCTGAGCACGGCCATTGTGGTTCTGGCTGGGTTGGTGGCTCACATACTTGCGCGCATCGGCTTCTAAGGAGGGTCTATGCACAATAACCCGAATGAGGTCATGGAGAACGGTCCGACGCAGGATCACTTTGACCTTGCGTTCGATCGGGCAATCGAAGATGCCGAGCTGATGCAGGTATTCTTTGACAGCACGGAACTGGAGCCTTTCCGGCCGTACCAGTTGTATCACAAGTTCGGCGGTCTTCCCAAAATGGACAAGAGCGAGGCAGATGATGCCGAGCGTGATGTTTGGTCCGAAGAGATGGAAGACGTGCTGGAGCGTTTCAAGGCGTGGCTTGAAAGCAATGGCACACTGGAAAGTCTGGCCAATGTGGTCATGACAGAAGAGATTGCCAACAACCAAGCCGAAGCGGCCGATTATGCGGCAGAGTGTGCACGAGATCACGAGGAGGTATCACGCCTTAATGGCGGCTGGTAACCGCAATCTGTAGGTATATACTGCACACTCTTTTTAATCGCGAGGAAAAACGCATGGAATTCAAGATCACGCTTACCCGGACCTATGAAGGTCCGTTCATCCTTCTGGCCGCTGCCGTATGGCTGATCAGTGGCATTACCATCACCAAAGAACAGGAAGACAAAGACAGCAAGGGATTCACTGCACTTGCTCAGTGTGGCGATACGTGGCTGTTGAATGCCATTGCCGATAGCAAGGCGTTCAGCAAGTTCCTGATGATCCCTGATTCAGTAAGGGAATTGCACCCCAAGGGTGATGCCTTCAGCGCCTGTTTTTTAGGCCACACGTTCCTTGAGGAAGTGGGCGGCGTGATCGGTCTGGCCCGGCTTCGCGATAGTTCGCACGAGGCTGAAAAGAACGAGCATCTAGAGGCATTCCTTGCCAGCAAGGGTGACACGGTAAGCGATGGCAAGCTGTCGCAATTGCTGCGTGATATGTTCAAGGGCAAGACGGACGGCAGTGATGCCAAGTTCAAGGTGGCCACAGCTAAGCTGGACGAAAAAGGTGAACTGGTGTTCGATGGTGAACCGCCGCCGCCTGACGTGGTGGAGCAGATCAAAAAGGCTCTGAAGGGGCAGCTCGAAGCCTAAGCGTCTGAAGTAACCTAGCCCGGCCAGTCATCTGGTCGGGCTTTTTCGGTATCTATCTCAAGGGAGTGTCCCATGACGGTCAACATCTTGAATCTCAGTGGCAAACCCGCTGTGACAGTGGGGCTGGCCAGCCATAGGCAGTGCGAAGTGTTGCTGGCCAGCGGCGCATGGAAAGCCGCGGCGAGCCAGCAGGAGGCCATGCGGTTCTGTCGCATGGATGAGACAACGGTCAGGCTAAGGGTTGACGCCCGGGTGCTGGTCGAGGATGTCCTCGTTACCTCTATCCCGTTCGGTGGCGATTCGCTGGCGTTGGTGAATGTCTCACTGGCCAACCCACAAGGGCTTGACGAGCTGACGCTCGCTGCCCTGCTAATACTTCAAGGAGCTATGTCGTGAATGCAAAACCCAACCTGACACGCGCAGAACAGTTCACGCGCAACAGTCTTGATCGACGCAAGCGCATTGTCGCTGAGGGCGGCCGCCAGCTAATTCTGGTGCTGGAAAAAGAGCACGCCTTGCTACTTACGGAGCTAATGGCTATCCGGCAGGCCCGCGATCCCAAGATGAGCATCACGGGCTGGCTGCGCCTGATGATTGAGCGTGACCACACGTCGCTGGTTAAGCAGCGAGCCCGACGCGCAAGTGGCGGCCGTTGAAGTGCACGTTGCGTGCACTAACGCGGCCGCCTGTGGTCTCGCGCACGATACGGTCGATCACCACATAATCACCTTCAGTCAAGGTGATCTGCGTCGGCACATCGCCGCCCATGCGAGCGACGTTCTGCGCAATGGTATCGACTTTGCGCAGCAATCCAGCCAGACGATCCGGCAACGGATAACGCTCAAGTTGAGTCATCTCTTGCATATTCATCGTCCTCTCCCGTGGAGGGAGTTGGTGAGGAGTATACCTACCCATGGATGATTTGCAAAATCACCGGTTCACGTTATTGTCACACCGAGAATTCTTGGAACAGGCGGCTGATGTGACGGGTACGTATAAGGAGCTGGCCAAGCGCACCGGAATAAGTCGGCGACGCATCGGCAAGATCAAGGCAGGTTGTGACATGTCCGTGGCTGAACTACACGCCATGAAGCTGGTCACTGAAGGGGAGCTGTGATGTTTAATCGATTCCTTATTTTCTTTGCGCTCATGTGCTTGTTCATCTTCTACCTGACGTTCTTTTCAGAAGCCGCACCCAAGCCAGCGCCACCCAAACCACCACTGATCGTGGCTATACCGATCCCTATCCCACCTCTGGCTGCGACTGAAGATCCTGACGCGATCTGGCAAGAATCCAACACCATGTGCCTCGCTGACGTGCTGGCGTACACACCACGCGCGAACTGGGGCCAGATGAGCGAGGAGCTAAAAGACAATCCCCATGTGTGCGTGATTGCCGAGTCGTTATCAGGGCACAATATGCTCAGCAATAACCCACCGAAAGCTGCGTACATCTTTGCTCATGAGGCCGTTTATGCCCGCCATTAATCTGAAGGATCTGCTACCCGCCCAGTCACGTGTCGAGATCGAGACGGAAAAGGTGGCGCCGATCAAGCGCGACAAGAAACAAACGGACCTATTGCGGCGGGAGACGTTCGCCCGGCTAGTGGCGCAGGAGTACGTGCGCAACGGGCTGAATTTCCAAGCGGCCTACATGACGGTTGGCGGCACGAAGGTAGGTAAGGGCAACAATGTCTTCAGGTCACTTGGCGATCAGGCTGACACGTTCATGGCAGAGCTGTCGCGCATCATCGACAAGACCGATATCGACCGCGAGCAGGTACTGACAGCATTATGGGCCATGTTCAACACATCCATTCTGGATTTTGTGGATGACCATGGCAACACGCTGCCGATCAAAGAGCTGCGTAAGCTTCCCCGGGTGCAGCAGATCATGCTGACCAAGCTGGATGTAACCAGCACACAGGAAGAGGTGCGCGACGAGACAGGCAAGGTCATGTGTGATGACAATGGCTCGCCTTACCTACGCACCATTCAACGCGTTCGCATCGAGATCCCTGAAAAGATGGTGGCCATTAATCAGCTGGCACTGCTGATGAAGTGGGTTGGTCCAGCTACGCAGGTCAATCTACAACTCAACGTTGGCCGCATGATGGCTGATGCTGATGCGCGGCATACCAAGTCGCAGCGCGTCTATGAAGGAATCACGGTGGATGTTAATCCGGAATAGGCAGTACCCGATGGTGCTGGTGCGCATGATCCAGCTGTTGCATCCCGAATGGACAGTGGCGTTTATTGCGCTCCAGCTTGGCGTTTCTGCTGACACGGTGCGCGCCATCTCGCGCGGCCAGTACGCAGTGAAGTACCCGATGCAATTGTTACTTGAATCCTATATCCACCGTGATGAAATCAATCGACTACGTGCACGGTGGCAGTCCCGCGGTAGATTCATAAAGAGAGGTAAGCGAGCATGAGAGGCGTAAACAAAGTAATTCTGGTTGGCAACCTTGGCGCCGATCCCGAGGAGCGCACCACTAACAGCGGTACCACCGTTACCACACTCAACGTGGCCACGTCCGAAAGCTGGACCGATAAGCAATCGGGCGAAAAGGTCGAGAAAACCGAATGGCACAAGATCGTGATGTTTGGCCGGCTGGCCGAGATCGCTGGCGAATACTGCAAAAAAGGCCGACAGGTCTATATCGAGGGCAAACTCCAGACGGACAAGTACACCGACAAGGAGGGTATCGAGCGGTACGCCACGAAGATCGTGGCCGAGACAATGCAGCTGCTGGGTGGCAATCCGGATGGTGAGCGTGGCCAGCAGCGCAGCAGCGAACCACAGACACGCGGACGTGGGGCTGAAGGTAATCGTGGTGACACTGGCCAGCGTGGCCGGCAACAGCAGCAGGCACCAGCTGATCAAGGATTTTTCGACGATTCGGAGGTGCCGTTCTGATGAACGTGACCACTGTCTACAAATCGGAGGCCATGGATCACGCTGTCATTATCGGTTTGCGTCAAGACTTTCTGACATGGCTCGATGTCAACTGGGAGATCTGGGCCGAGTTCTGCAAGCTGGCCGAGCTGGTGCGCGCCCGTGGGCGTAACCATTGGTCCGCTCGCGCCATCCTGCACGTGCTGCGCTGGAATCGCGTGGTGCGTGACGCAACGGACCCGAACTATAAGTGCAACAACAATTGGACGCCTAGTATGGCCCGGCTGTACAACCATCTGGCAGGCTTTGACTTTTTCCAAGAGCGTGAGCAGTTACGGTCGGCGGCAGGCTACCTGATAACCAGTAGCGCCATTGACGGGCCACTTCACGTCGCGTAAAAAGAACAACGCCCGGGCGACGAAACCCGGGCGTTGGTATTGCTATCACTGGGTCAAACGGCAAGGTTCGACGCGCAGAGGATACACAATCTCTGGGCATCGAGCAACATCGAAACCCCAACCCCTAGTGAATGCAGTACCCATGTCAAGCCCCGTGCAAGTTGGGGTGGTTGTGGGCGGCTGATCGTCGTGCCTGCAACCGGGTATGTCCGCGCATGTGAAACAAGCGGGCAGGCGCGAAAGCGACGGCTGGCTCCGGCTGGCATCGGCCCCCGATCTCACACTGTGGGGTTTAGGGGGCGCTTTGGCTCTGGCTTCACCCGCTGGCAACGAGCTATTTAAGGATTAGAGTGTGCACGTACCAACACACCGGGCGCGCTCCTAGGAAAAATTCCTACTTGTATTGTTGAACAGTCACACGTACATTGTAGGTATACGTCCCGCAACCAGCGAAGGAACAACTAATGGGAAAGTACGCATACATCGAAAGGAAATTCTCGGCGGGATCGGCAGCACTGATCCAAACAGCCAATGGCATCATTCGTGAATACCAGTCACAGGGCTACGTGCTCACGATCCGCCAGCTTTACTATCAGCTAGTGTCGCGTGATGTCATCGCCAACACTTTGCAGGAATACAAGCGCGTCGCCGGCATCTTCAATGATGCGCGTCTGGCTGGCCTGATGGACTGGGATGCAATTGAGGATCGCACGCGCTCATTCGAGCGCCGCAGTCGCTGGCAGAATGGCGCACACGCGCTGCAATCCATCGCTTCACAGTTTCATATGGACATGTGGGACAACCAGCCTGTGCGCCCCTTTGTCATCGTCGAAAAGGAAGCGTTGCTTGGCGTGTTTAGTCGCGTATGCAAGGAATACGATATCCCGGTCTTGGCGGCACGCGGCTACCCAAGCGTTTCGGTGGTGCGTGAGTTCGTGGTTGAGGATGTGCTGGATACGATTGATCGTGGACAGCAAGTTGCCATCTTCCACTTTGGCGATCACGATCCGAGCGGCATTGACATGAGCCGCGACCTACAGGATCGGTTTAATCTCTTCCTTGAAGATAATGGCGAGTACGAGTTCACGCGTTGCGCCTTGAACATGGATCAGATTGATGAGTTGCGGCCACCGGAAAATCCCGCCAAGGCCACCGACTCGCGGTTCATCGAATATCGCAAGCGGTTTGGTAATTCGTCATGGGAGCTTGACGCGCTGCCGCCTGCGTACCTGACAGATCTGGTGCGCAACCACATAGCGCCACTGATCGACGACGATGCGTGGGAGGAGAAGCAGCAGGAGATTGAGGATATCAAGCAGCGCATCATCGAATCATCGAAGGGGTTCGAGTAATGTGTTTCTTGGGTATCCCACGCTTTGACGACAAGATCATGCCCATACCAGAGTGCGGGTGCTGGATCTGGATGGGCGCTGTCGCCGGCAACGGCTATCCGTCAATTAAGGATTGCGGGATAGCCATCGGTGCCCACGTCTACGCTTGGCGCAAGTTCTACAAGAAACGCATACCCAAGGGGTTCAAGCTGATGCATAGCTGCGACACCCCGCTTTGCTGCAATCCCCACCATCTCAAGCCCGGTACTCACACACGCAACATGCGCGACATGATCGCCCGCGGTAGAGGTCGTGGGCAATTCACCAAGGCGATCGCCTGATGCTGCATCTCTACGACGATCAAATCCCTGTCTGCCGTGAGGTATGGCGCGAGCTGTACATCAACAACCACAAGAGCGTGCTGTTGCAAGCACCCTGTGGCGCCGGCAAGACCGTAATGGGTGCGTACCTGTTGCGCAAAATGCTTGATCACATTCAGGATTTCAGCTCCACCGTATTCGCACACCGTCGCGAGATCATCAAGCAGACGGCGCAGAAGCTTTCGCAAGGCAATGTTTGGCCGGGCATCATCATGTCAGGTGAGGTGCTTTCTCCATCGCGTCCAATCCAAGTATGCAGCGTGGACAGTTACCGGGCGTGGGTGAAGTCCGGCAAGATCAACCCGCTGAAGCCGATGCTTATTCTGATTGACGAGTGCCACCGTAGTTCGTCGCCGACCTATCAGCACATCATCGAAGAGATGATGAAGAATCCCGTGTGCAAGATCCTTGGACTCACAGCTACACCCATCAGTAAGAGTGGTGTTGGTCTGGGTGATATCTACGAAGTGATGGTCAAAGCCAAGTCCGTGGCTGAGCTGCAAGCGTTGGGACGGCTATGCCCTGTGCATTATAAGGTCGGCATCATTCCTGATGTTTCTGGCGTGAAGTTGACAGCCAGTGAGTACGATGCGTTCGAGCTGCAAGCGGTGTTGAATCAGAAAATGCTGATTGGCAGCGCAGTCAAGCAATGGGTTAAGTGGGGTCGAGGTCGACCCACCATGGGATTCGCCACAGGCGTGGCGCATTCCATGAATCTGGTGGATCAGTTCAAGGGACTGGGTGTGCGTGCTGTGCACATTGACGGCGACACGAACAGCAAGGTTCGCGATGACGCAAACAGTGATCTTGGTCTTGGTCGTATCGACATGATCATCAATGCCAATGTCTACATCGAAGGTACCGATATTCCGCCGATCGCCTGCATCATCGACGCGCAGCCCACCAAGAGCGTCGGTCGTTTCATCCAGAAGGGTTGCCGTGGTATTCGCGTATGCGAAGGCAAAGACGATCTGGTCTATCTGGACCACGCCGGCAACCTGCACGAGCACGGGCGGCTGGAGATGGACAGAGAATGGGAACTGTGCAAAGGCAAGGAGATGCTGGAGAAGTTCACTGAGGCACGCAACAGCTTGCGCGTAGAGCGCATCTGCCCTATCTGCACTACCTCCTACACGGGCCTGATGTGCCCGGCCTGTGGTGATGAATACAAGCGGGAGGGTAAGGAGGTGGATTATTTGGATGCCGAGCTGGTGGATATGCCGCACGGTAAGGCTCAGAAGATCCAGATCGACCACTCGCCCGCGGAGAAGCAGCGGTGGTTTCAGGAAGCCAAAGGCAATGCGCTGGCGATGGCACGCAAGCCCGGCTGGGCCGACAACTGCTACAAGGCCAAGTGGGGTGAGTATCCACCCAAGGACTGGCAGAAGCTGCCACCGCGACAGCCGACGGATATGGTCAAAGAATACATGCGCAAACAACTGGCGCACTACGCGATCAAGGTCGCGGCCATCAAGAGGAAACAGTCAAATGGATGAAGCAACGGTACGAGCACTGGGTTTCATACTTGCTTGCAATGCACGTGTGGCTGGCATGCAAGCAGCCAATCAACAACGCGTCATTCTCGGCGAGTCCATCATGTATGACGAGGAGCATTTCAACAACGAGGCTGCGCAGATGGAAAACATCGCGCATCTGCTGTGATGGGAGAGTATGCCGATCTAATGTTAGAAGGTGAATGCTGCGAAGCGTGCGGCATGGACATGGGTGACGGTCAATCGCCGGGCTACCCACGTTATCACCGGGCGTGCCGGCCAAAGACTGCGCCGCCCGTAGCAAAGGTGATCTGTCCGGTATGCGGAAAAAAGGTCAAGGCGGCTGGGCTGGTTGATCATCGGCGTGATGCTCATGGCTAAACATCCTGTGGATCTCGCATTCGACGCATGGGTAGCTACGCTTCCTGCCAAACACTGGGCTCGCTATGACCTGTCGGCTGCACGGCTTGGCTGGGATGCGCAAAAGACACACGTCTTGCGAGATTTCCAAGCAACTGTGGCGTTTGGTGATGACTTTGTTTTCACCGACATAGCAGCAGCTCGCGTGATGCCGAATGGCGAGATTGTTCGCACGGTGAATGGAGCTGTCATCACACCGGGCACTGATCTGTTTGTTTTACCACCCAAGGAAACGACATGACCACGTACACGAGTCAGGAAGTGGAACTTGTTTTGCATAGCCGTAAAGAATTATGGGCTAATGCGGACGGTCTGCTTTCCGAAATGGATGTAGACCCCATCAATATGCTTCACGCTTTCGCGGCCCTTCTCCGCGCAAGGGAGGAGGCGAAGCCTACCGGTTGGTATGTGCGACTGTGGCACGGCGATTTCCTCCAATACGGATACCATCCGCCAAATGACGATATTGGTTGGAAACCTTTCTTCGACCACCCACCCACCGATTCCGCTGAGGTCACAGAAAAGCAGATTTCGGCATTCTCACATGGCTGGTTCTCGATTATAGGAAAACAAGGTATCGATCACACGTCATTCAATGACCGAGTTAAAGCTGGACTAGCCGCCATGTCCGCCGAGTCACGCGAGGAAAGCCATGAGTGAGATGAATATGAAAACGCTATCTAGCGACTGGTACAAAAAATACATGTTCGCCTGCAACAATCGTCTTAACTCAATTTCCGTCACGCCGACGGAGGTTCGTTTACTGGTGGAATGTATTGATGCCCACATCGCTGCGATGGATAAGGATGCGCAAACGCTGATGCGATTCATCTTCTCCCACTTTGGCGACGTATCGGAGTCTCACCATTTAACTGATGAAGTCGTGAATGCCGTTCGTCGTATCGAAGCATTATCAAAGGAATCGACATGAGTGCCGTTATCTCACCGTGTGGATTTTATCGCCTTCGCTTGGATCGCAAGGTCGCTTCGACTGGTCCAATCTACGGATTCTGTGGAGTGAATCCATCAACGGCTGATGCTGAGTTCAATGATGCAACAATCACAAAGGAAATTGGCTTCATTCGCGTCTGGGGCGGCTCTCGTCTTATTAAGTTCAATGTGTTTGGCTATCGAGCAACTAATGTGCGTGAGCTGGCTTTGGTTTCAGATCCATACGGACCCTGCTTGTTGGACTACACACACCAAATTATCTCCGAGTGCGACATCATCATCCCATGCTGGGGCAATCGCTCAAAGATTCCTATGCGGCTACGTCCAGCCATGGAACGCATGAAGAATTTGATTCGAGATTCCGGCAAGCCAGTGAAGGTGTTCGGTTTCACCAAGTCTGGTGATCCCATGCACCCATTGATGCTTGGCTACAACACTACGTTAAAGGATATGTACCCGTGAACACTGATCCGCACACCGGCCTTGGCAACCGCTGGAAAGGCATCCTTGTCGAGATGGGGATTGATGCTGACTGCCTGACGGGCAAGCAGACGCTGTGCCCTGTCTGTGGCGGCAAGGATCGCTTCAGGTACGACGGCAAGGATGAAGGGATGTCGTTCTGCAACCAGTGCGGTTCGCGGGACGGCTACAGCCTGCTGATGGCGAAGTTCAACTGGGACTTCAAGGAAGCACTCGCCCGGGTTGGCAAGGTCGCTGGCACTGCCATGGTGGAACGCCACAAGGCCGAGCAGTCCGATGCCGACAAGGCTAAGCGCATGGGTAATCTGTGGAAGGAAGCGGAGCCCATGCATGGGGATTTGCTGGCGTACTTCCGTGAGCGTGGCTTGCCAGTGAAGTATGCCAACGATCCCATGCTGCGTTGGCATAAGACGGTGCCGTATGAGCAAGGCAAATCGGCGCCGGCACTGTTGGTACGTTACTTCAACCGTGACAAGGATGGCAATCCTATGAGCTGCACCATGCAGCGCATCTGGCCAAGCCTCAAGCTCAAAAAGGTCATGCCATCGCCGATCAAGATGGAAGGCGTTTTCTGTCCGCTTGGTGGTGCGCCGCTGGACACACTTGGCATTGCCGAGGGCGTCGTGACAGCCCTGTCCGCACGCGCCATATCCGAGGACAAGTTTCCTGTCTGGGCCACGTACTCTGCTGAGCAGATGATTCGATTCGTTCCGCCGTCACAGGTCAAACGTCTTATCATTTTCATGGACACCGACGTGAGTTTCACCGGTCAGGCGGCCTCCTACGAATTGGCAAAGCGACTCGGCGTCTCACATCCTGATCTGGATGTGCTGGTACTGCGTCCGTGCAATGACGATGACGTGGATTGGGATTTCAACGATGAACTGAGGCGGCGACTTGCCGCTGCGGAGAATGCAGCATGACGGGCGATATGGGCGACTTCTGGAATGACATCGACGCAGCTCGCAAGGAGCGCAACCGTGCCAGCCGTGCGGCGTTCGATCCCACTGGCTGGACGCGGCTGGATGACAACCATTTCAAGCGCGTGACCACGGCTGGCCGGTTCGACTACTGGCCCAGCACGGGCACGGTGGAGTGGCACGGGAAGTATTACCGTGGCATCAGGCCACCGGAGATCGAGGCGTTCATTCGCAACCGGATCGGCGCATCGTGACTTCTATCATGAAGCATCGACGGTATGCGTGCCGGTGCAGCAAAGGCAACTGCCAGTCTCGCCGCACACTGCCCATGCATCCTGACAACTACCTTCGTCGGCCTAAATGCCGGCAGTGTCGCGTTGGTTTTTACCGGGTTGACAAGTTTCGTAGCGATGGTAGAGAGCAGCGCAACAAGACGTGTCGTTGCGATAATTATTCCTTCCCACATACCCGTGGAAGGGGTTACTGTTCACACAACCAAAGCATGACGGCTGAGCATCACAGGGAACGCATGGAGTCTGGATCGTATGCCTGAGATCATTCAAGTCCGTGGCACGCGCGAGCAAAGGATTGCCTACGCCAAGCGCATCCGTGATGAACTG